GCACGTTGGAGGAGATGGCGTTTGCAGCGGAGTTGGAGGCACAGGCTGCTGCCCGTGAGGCCAGCGAAATTCTTGCTGCAAGTAAACTGTCGCGTGGCGCTACAGGGATACTTGCTGACGAATTTGTGGGTGTCCCTAAGACTCCTGCAGAGGTTGAGGCGTGGCGTGACATGATGTTGGACGGCACGAAGGGTTGGGGTCCTTGGAGGATGGCGTCTGGGAACGCAGAGTTGGATGAGGGTGTTTTGGCTGCCATGTCGGCGTTCCAGAAGATGAATTCTCCTCGGGATATTAACAAGTTCTTGCGCGGATATGACAAGATGTTGAATTGGATGAAGGCTGGGATGATTGCCACGCCGGGGTTCGTGGAACGTAACGTCTTTGGGGCAATGTTCAACGCATGGGTGGATGGTATACCTCCGACTGCGATTATTCGTAGCGCCAATTTGACCGCTTCGTTTGGATCGCAGACGCAGGCGGAAAACCAGACGTTTATGAATGTGGTCCGTCAGGCTGTCGCCTCTGGTAAGGGACGTACCGTCAATGGTGTCAAGTATGGGCCTGACGAGTTGCAAAACTATCTGACGATGCTGGAGCAGGGTGTGCGTGGCGGCGGTATGGTTACTCGCCATGTGCGTGTGCCTGCTGCCGGGTTGAGGGAGGCTACTGCCGACAATCTGTGGGTGGGTACGAAGCAGGCTGCTGAGACGATCACTCGCCCTGTGGCGTTCTGGAAGTCCAACTTCTGGTATTACAACATGGTTCGTTCTGCGAACATGCAGGCTGAGGATGTTATCCGTTTGGGTATCGGGGTGGAGGCTATGCGTTGGGGTGCCACTGCTGATGAGGCGTTGGAACGTATTGCCGTTAGCCAGTTTGACTATTCTGAGTTGACTACTTGGGAACGCAACTGGGCGCAGAGGGTCATTCCGTTCTATACTTGGACTCGGAAGAACCTGCCGTATCAGATGCAAAAGTTTGCGACTCAGCCTGCGTCGTACAACAGGCTGTTGGCTGCGAAGAGAAACCTTGAACTTGGCAGCGAGGAGGAGGGTGTGGTTCCTGACTGGTTTGTGCAACCGTTTGGGATCAGGCTCCCGTGGAAGTATTCTGGTGGCACCGTTTACACGGTGCCTGACTTGCCGTTCCAAGACTTGTTCCGTTTCGACCCCACGGGACCTGAGGGTCTGAAGGGGGTGTGGGACCAGTTCATGTGGCAGGTGTCACCTGTCGCTAAGGTTCCCATTGAGACAGTGTTCAAGTCGAAGGCGAGCGGTATCCCGTTCCGTGGTAACTACATTCCTACACCTAGGGTTTTTGAGGACATTCCTTTCTTGATGGATGCTGCTGCTGCAGCGGGGTATGCCCGCAAGGACGAGGGCGAGTGGCAGATGAGGGATCACCACGTTTATTTCCTTACGAACATGATTCCCATGTTGGGTCGTGTGCGACGTATTTTGCCGAACGAGGAGCGTTACCAGCAGCGTCTGTGGGAGTCAGTGTTGTCTACGTTCTTGGGGATCAATGCGAGGGTTCAGACGCCTGAGGTTGAGGAGGGATGGTTGAGGCATTTGCAATTTGAGGAGAACAAGCGTCGCGCCGATGCGGGCATCAAGGCACCGTCACGGTCATCCCTTGAGTCTTACGATCCGCGTCCCGACTATGCGCCGGGTCAGCGGTACGGCTAAATTATCCTAGGATAACGGTCGGGACAAGACAGGTATAACTATATGGACTACATTTCCAGAGAACAGTGGGGTGCGGCAGCCCCGAAGAAGCCATTCACACAGTTGCGCCCATGGCGCGTCAAAGGTGTCGTGGTGCATCACGGGGGTGTACGCAACCCACCTGCGGGAGTGGCTGCCGTCCACGCCTATGAACGTCACCACATCCAGACACGGGGTTGGAATGCAATCGCCTACAACTGGTTGGTGGACGAGTCGGGCACCATCTACGAGGGGCGTGGCTGGGATCATGTGGGTGGTGCCACGAAGAACTGGAACAGCCGTTCAGTGTCCGTGTGTTACACGGGTTACGGCGAGTTTGAACTGTCCGATCAGACTAAAGATTCGATCAAGAAAGTTATTTCTGAGGCGCAGATGCGTTTCGGGGACGGCTTGTGGTTGAAGACTCACAGACAGTTTAAGAAGACATCGTGTCCCGGGGACTGGCTTGGCAACTGGGTGGAAGGCGGGATGGATGGGCCGCACAGGCCGTCCAGCGTTAATTGGGACGCTATTGCCCGTTACTTCAAAGACCTCAAAGCGCAGGTGGCTCGGCAACCGTTGTCTTACCGTCGGCGGAGCCGGGGTGAACCCGTAAGGCTCGTACAGAAAGCGTTACTGAGCCGGGGTTTTGACCCCGGCCCCGCTGATGGGATTTTCGGACGCAAGACGGGGAAGGCAGTTAAGGCTTTTCAGAGGGCACAGGGTGTGTTTAAGGTTGATGGTGTGGTGGGTGAAGTAACATTCACTGCTTTATTTATTCAGTAAGGAGATAGGTATGCCGAAAGGTAAAGGTTACGGGACGTTTGAGGACACGTTTGGATCACAGGATGACCAACTGTATGATTCGTCGTCTAGCGAGAATGCGTTGGATATGTGGGAGAAAGCCAAGAAAGATGCTGCGTATTTGCGTAACACCAAGTTGGGGAACGCCAATCATGGCGGTCGCCCCTTCGGAAAGTAGGTTGTGATGCGTGATGGCAAGAAGCCTCGTTTGGTGAAGGCTGCTCGGGTTCTGGTCACTGCTATACAGCGTGGTGGCGGGATCGGCCATGTTGGTTCGCCGTCGAAGAGTGGCGCACGGCGTGCGTTGCGTGGCTGATGGCTGGCAAGAAGAGGCGCCCTAAGCCTCGGTACTGACATGCCTTTGAAGCGTGGCAGCGGGTCTGCTACGATTTCCAAGAATATTCGTGAACTGGTTGCGAAGGGTTACCCTCGGGATCAGGCGTCTGCTATTGCATACGAGTATGCACGGGAGACGCGCCGAAAGGGAAGGAAGAAGTAGATGAACTATCGTGATGTAGCAGAGCGTGCGTTGTGGACAGCGGCGCAAGCATTTTTGGCCGTGTTCTTGGTCACTGATACGTCGTCGCTTAAGGCAGCCGTTGTGGCTGCTGCTGGCGCGGGCCTCAGTGTCGTGAAGACAGCGGTTACCCAACGTGTAGGAAAGTAGTCTCATGGACCGCTTGGAAGAGAAATGGGAATCGTTCCTGAAGGAGCAGGGGGACGAGATTTCTGCCGAAATCTATGAACGTTTGCAGGAGACAGCGCATCTGTTCGACACAGGGGACGGCACTCATGCCAAGTGGGCCGACGAGGCCACTCTCGGGTTTCTTCTCGTCTTTGAATCAGACGAAGCAGAGGCTATTCTGGCAGCGTTCCATGCAGGTGTGGACGGTGTCCAAGGGGCACAGTGGGCGTTTGCCCAGTGGGTGGCTTCTCTAATGTCGATGTTGTCGGAGGCAGTGATAGCGCAAGACGACTAGAAGTCGCGCGACAGGTGCCGTCGCACATCGGGGCTATGCACCAACGACAGCATCAGTTGACGTTTGATGCGGTCCCGTCGTCTCGCCAATGACGTTTTGGGGATGCCCAACACTCGGCCTGTGCCTCGCAGCGACAGTCCTTCAATAAGAAGACAGTTTATAATCCACTGGTCTTCTTCGTTGAGTGCCTCTATGGCATCTGCGAGGGCTTCCTTCAGCCTGTGGGTTGACTCCAGCGATGCTGGAGGTGCGCCAGCAACACTGCCGGGGACCTCCTGCATGAGAAGTTCTAGGTCTGTTGATGCACGGGGTTGCCAGACGGTTCCTCTTTGGGCTGCTGCTCGGAGTAGTTCGTCTTCGTCTTTAACCCATTCCTGTTTCTTCGCCATCCTGCTTCCAAGTAATCATTGCGTTTTTTCCTTTATGGTTGCTTGGTTGCAGTATGTGGTTACACATTTCAAATAGTCTTCTTTGATGACTCTGGTGTTCTGTGAATCATACCCAGAAGGCTCACCCAATTCCCACGCTTCGTCGTGGTCGATCCATCCTAGCATCTCCACGGCACGTAGTTCGGGCATTGCCGGACGGACGATAAACAGGGTGAGTCCTTTACCGAGTTGCCTGCGTCTAACGGCCCCGTTTGAACTGGTACGTACCCGTCTGACTTCAATGTTGTGCCCTACGTCGGGTCGGCCTTTGTTTTCTGAGTGTCGGTTTCCGGGCCATACATGACCTGACCAGTACTGGTTTGTGATACGGGCCACAGCGAGTTCACCCACACAGGCAGCGACCTGTGCGGTGCGGTCGTCTTCCATTCGGTTTCGGTCGTAATGACTGGCGTCATTTTTTTCCCAGTTTTCTATGTACCGTCTGGTTCCGACATGAGATGCCCATTCATATTCCCACGGTTCGAGATCAACTGTTATCAACTATCCTGCTCCTTCGGAGGCTAAGATCGTGTCTTTTACGCTGCTATGTGCAGCAATTTGAAGAGCAGTTGGTGCTACCCTGTAGAGTTCGTTGCTATCTTTGAATGGGCTGCGGTGCAATGTCCCGGCACACATGGACCCGATGTAATGCCGCTTCAGTTTAATCTCCCCAACCAGCCGTGTCAAGGTATCATCTTCGGAAGAGTTGCTTACCGTCAGTGTCAGCCTGCCATCGTCTGTGGTGTACAATCCTACAGTCCAATTATCAAGGTGAACACGGTACGGTATCATGTCTACTCTCCTGTCTGGTGTGATGACCAATTTTCTTTCGCAAGGTCAGTTTTTACTGCTGTTATGCGAACTACCTGCCCGTCGTCTTCCCATGCGGCGCCGTTGAGTGCGTCAAGGGTGAGTTTAACATAGTTGTCTAGGTCGCCTTTCAGTGTGCCTGCACCGTGGGGGGCTTCCACAATATGGATGATGGTTTCTTTCGGGGTGTACACCAAATGGATTTCAACAGGTCCCTCAAACTTTTCCTTGATGGTTGTTTCCCACGCTTCACGAATGACTCGTTCTTCTTCCAAGGTTGCCTTGGGCGTGAACACTGCACCCTTTTTGGTGTGCCGTGGTCGCGCCTTGGCCTTTGGGCGCCGGGGAATGGTGAGTGTGTGGGTATGCACCTATGGTTCCTGTCTCGTTGTGGGTTAGTAGTCGTTGTCCCATGCGCGTTCAACGCAGAGTTCTACCATTGCCCAAAGCCGCTGTTGCCCATCTGGCCGTTTGTCGTACTTGCCTCCCCAGTCCTTGTCTGCTTCGGAGACTTCTGCCATGATGTCTGCTGGACGGAAGCCTTGTCTGTGCATGGCGCAGCCTAGGGCAAACAGTGTCGCGGAGCGGTCACCGTGTGGCTTCTCGGAAGTCTTTCTGGGTCCGTTGCGTCGGATTGTTGCAGCGATCCCCGACAGCACGGAGGGGGAGGCTGACCGAAATATGGATGCCGTGGTCGGGGTGAAGGTGCTGGTTGGACGGTACAGGCTGTGAACCTTGGCCCATTTGGTTGGCGATATGCGACTGTTGTGGGCTAGTTCTGTGAATTCAACGAGCGGCAACTCTTCGTTGTCTTTGATGGCGACGTTTCGGCCTTCTTGTGCGCCTGCCGGGTACGGTAGTCGGACCCCGTTGCCAACGCCCTTGCCTGTTAGTTCTGTTTGCTTGGGGTTGACTTCCCGTGTTGGGGCGTTGACGATTTGGCAGGCTCCGACGAGTCCTTCCCGTACTTCCCGTGCCCCTATTTCTTCGGTGAAGAATGTCCACAGATGGTAGCCTTTGGAACGTGACCGTTCTATCCATGATGTGACTCCACATTGGTTGAGTACTGTCTGTGTGTTGAGTGCGTGGGTGTAGGATTCGTCTTCTCCTTCGTCCCAGTCAACGCATCCCCACCAGACGGTGTAGGTGGGGATTTCCTCTGAGACGCTCTGTGAGCCTCCCTGAGACGTTTCGGGTGCTTTGATGGGGTACACCCCGATGGGATGCTCGGGGTCGCCTAGATGGCCTTGGACGGCGGTTTGGAAGACGTTGCCGTCGGCAGGGTAGTAGCCGCCTGCCGGGTTCTCCCATGGACGGAACCCTGCAGACCCATTGATATTGTCCTTTGCTATCTTGCCCCCACGGAACAGTTCAGTGAACCGTTCTATGGTTACGGGATCAGGCATCAGGAATGAGTTCTTCATGGTACGGGTGGATTATTCCACATTCGGGGTCAATATAATATGTTACGTCTAACAGTCGTGCTGTGCGTTTGTTCTTACACAGGTTAAAGTTAATAGAGTGTTCATGGTAGCGGCGCTCCCAGTCGCTTAACCCGTGGGCATCCTTGCGACGGTACACTTCTATCACAAAGATGGCTTCCTGCTCTCCACCATAGCGGCCAGCATAGATGCCTGCTGCCCGTCCCGGCTCTCCAGCACCACGCCCTGACTGGTGTACGAGGCCGATGGGTACGCGCTGATCCTTCGCCCACCGCTTCAACGCTTGAGCCTTGGAGGTGACTCCTGATGCGTCAGCCTCTCCTCCCGGCATGAGTTCCAGATAGTCGATCATGCAGAAGGAGGGATCGCATCCCCACCATGCTCTGGTTTCGTCCATGACTTTCGCCATGTCCTCTAGGTGCATGGCTTGGTCGATGATAGCGACACGGGAGAGTTCCTGCTCTGCAAGTTCCTCCATGTCGCTCATCGTTTCCTTGTCACCGTTCTTGATCGCTTCCTCTACCTCTGTTGATGAACGGCCACGCATCAAACAGTAGAGTTTCATTACGACAAGTTCTCTTGGCTCATCTATTGAGAAGATAACCACATGTGCTTCTGGTTCGTTCACCAGATTCCACACGATACCGTTGAGTAACATTTGCGACTTGCCTGTGTGGCTGCGTCCAAGAACCATCAGCACTTCACCGCGTCCGATACCACGGGTCGCAATGTCAAATTCTGAGAACCCTAGGTACCATCGCTCTGTCGGATTCCTAATGAATCCAATCAGGTTCCCGACGACAGCAGACGTTAAGGCAAATCTGCGGGGAATCTTTGACCCGGGTTCTTCTGTATCTTCAGAGGCGGGGGCACCCGTCGTCTCCCAAAACTTTGAGAGACGACGGGCAACCTCATCCTCCGTGTGGAGGGTTGCTGACATGCCGGGTTAGCCCTGCTCAAGCCGTTGGCGGATCTGACGACCAACCTCTGCTAGAGCGTCACCTGTCTTGCCTGTTTGCGGACACACGAACCATGACGGGAACGCTGGTGAAGAGTTCGCGTCCTTTCGTGTGAGCCACAGTCCCTTGCCGTCGCCACGGCGACGATAGGCTGGACGGGTGGGGTTGTCCTTCCCTTCCAACTGGTCAGGCCAGTTTGTGAACCAGTTTCCACTGTTGTTCATCAAGTCTCGCCAAAGATTACCCGTGCTATCCGCTGCCGCTGTGGGCGGAGCCGATGGCGCGGGGGCTGCCATGGCAACACTTTCGTTGTCCCCGGGAACGCTTTTCTGCAACCTCTGAACGATAGCATCGACTTCTACATAGCCGACACCTAATGCTTCAAGGTTTGCCATTGTCAATTCGTTGCGCCACTGCTTCGCAGTGTCTAATATTTCCTCTTTGGAAGTCCCGGCATCCACCGAAAACTCAATGGTTGTCGTCGCCTCCTCTGATTCATAGGGTGCAACCTGAGCCACGCTTCTGCGTGACACAGTGATGCGGGTATCATTATTACTTGTCATTCCTTGCTCCTTTTTATAGTTGGTTCCAAGGATCTGGTCCCGCGTGGCGACCGCGACATGTAGACCATGACGCACACCACTTCGGTGAACAATGCCAGCCAGTCATCTGCAACGGCCATACTGGCAGATCAGCGGCGATGAGTGTACCCGCAGAGCGGGCCAGCGCAACCAGACTGGCCCACTCCGCAGGTCCATAGTCAACGACAGTCCGATACACCTCGCCATTGACCATTTGTACGAATTCAAACAACAGTGCTTCCCCAAGACCTTCATCGGCCAGCGACGCTACAGCCCATGTGTATGCTGCTGCCTGCAC